TTCAGAGAACTACCAGACTTACAATACCAGTCATTTCTTTCTGATAGTCTTTCCTCTCAGAGTTATTTGACTGTCAAAAACTTATTCAGAAGAAACAAACTTCGTGATGATCTGAGTGGTGTCTTTACTCTCTTCAACAAGTACGAGATTCCAGAGGGTTCCAGACCAGATCTCGTAGCAGAAGAGTTTTATGGTGATGCAGAACTTGATTGGGTCGTTCTGATGACTGCTGGCATTCTAAACGTAAGAGATGAGTGGCCATTATCCAATTATCATCTCTATAAGTATGCCGAAGAAAAACACGGCACGGCACTGAACGATGTTCATCACTATGAAACCAAAGAAGTAAAGGATTCAAGTGGCAGACTGATACTTCCAAAGGAAAAGGTTGTTGACTCCGACTTCAAACTTACCTATCTTGATGACGGTACAACTTATAGTAATGATAATGATTTCAGTGGAGACTTTACTTTAATATCAAGTCCAGTCAGAGGAGTATCAAACTGGGAGTATGAAGTCAGAGAGAACGATAAGAAGTCTTCTATCTATCTACTGAGAAGAGAATATCTGCAACAATTCCTGAACGATATGAGACAGATTATGCTTTATGATCGTTCTTCTCAGTACGTCACAGAAGACTTAGCAAGAACCGAGAACACCAGGGTCACTATCCCACAGTAGTTTTAGATTCTTATCAAATACCATTACATATCGGTGCTTGCGAGATCGATCTCTCCATTCCCCATCATATCCTTTAATACTACCTCGGGAATGTTTTGTTCCGTCTGCAAAATAAAAATCTTTCTTTGGTTCTGATAGACCGCAGTACTTAAAATTGCAAGCCCGATAAATTGTGCCGTGATGATACTCGCTATCAGCGTATGAGATGATCGCTTTGACTTTTGTATCTTTTCTAAGTCTTTTAATCGCCTTTGAAACGAACCAAGAAGTGATATTATACTCTCGTTCCTGAGTATCGGGGTGGATACAGAGTCTTGAGAGTTCGAAGAGACCGTGTTGTTCATTTCTTTCTAGTCCAAAAGCACCTTTTGCAATTTCTGGAACAGGGAGACCAGTAAAGATACAAACTCCCTGAATACCTCCAATATTTAGAGGTGAAAAATCATTATTCTTGTATAGACCGTAATTATAACCAGATTTAAAACCTTTTGAGATGTCTTTCAAATAGTGAAACCGCAGAAGTAACTCTGCGGCTTCGGATTTGCTTACACGGTCTATTGTGTAATCAGATTTCATCGACCAAACTTGCGGTCCATACGAAGTTTAATATAATACATGCCGATGATCCAGAGGGAGAACAGTGCTCCCTCAGCATAGGACATAGTGTTCCATGCATGAACTGCTTCTCCCATATCAGTCCTCTGCCAGTTTGGCGAAGTAGGACATTGCATCATCTTCATCTTCATCAGAAGAGGAACTAGAAGAAAGACTGCTCAGTTCATTACGCATGGTTTGAGGAACTTCAGGAGCAGACTCACCACGACGCTCACGATCCCAGGACTCTTCCATCTCTACGGTTTCCTGATCTTGCATCTTGGGCACACCACGGACACCCAGAACATAATCAAGACGCTTCTTCAGAGCATCATAGTCCTTGAACTGATCTGCGGCAACCAGTTCGGCAAGGGAATATTCCTTCTTCCAGATTGCCTCCATGGCATCATCATCGTCCAGGAGAGCATCAGGACGTGCGAACTCACTGGAGTCATAGTTGCGATAACCAGCAACGTTCTTTGCCTTCAGTTTGAAGTTAGCACCACCCCAGAAGTCAAAGGGATCGATTGCTTCCTCATCTTCAAACTCAGGTTGCATTGCAGCAGTGAGTTTGTCGAAGATCTTCTTACCGAACTTGTAAAGCATGACTTTACCCTCATTCTGAGGATTGGCAGGATCCTTGACCACATAGACGTTAGCAATGTAGGTCAGTTTACGCTTCTGCTTACGTGCCTGTTCCTTACCAGCATCGGTGCCGTTGTTCCACAGCATCGTGTTGTACTCGGACACAGGATCCTTCTGACCAAGAGTAGTCAGGGAGTTCTCAATATACCAACCACCAGGACCTTGGAAGGCGTGACTGTAGAGTTTCACGAAAGGAAGGTCCTCACCTTCAGGAGCAGGAAGGAAACGGATAACGGCATAACCGTTGCCGCTCTTATCACATTCCAGTTTCCAGAGACGGTCATCACCATTAGAACCGCCATTGTTATTCATTTTTTCGACTTCCTTGACCAGTTTTGCGGTCAGGTTGCCAAGCTTAGATTGCTTTTTAAGGTCGGAAAACGACATTCGGATTACCTCGGATTAATTGGATTCGGGGGATTTACTCGGATAGTATAGCAAGGATGCCCTCAGTCGTCAAGATAGTCTGTGAGGGATTCAATTGTCTGTTTCATACTGTCGAATAAAACTTGCATATCGGTATTTGCTGGGAAACCCATCATAACTACCGATTTGCGTAGGTTCTCTTTCATCTCAACCGCTTGTGGGTCGTCTGAAAGGGACAACCTAGTATACATGATTCTTTGCTTTTCTAGCAAGACTTTCAACTTTTCAACATGTTCCAATCTCGTCTCACGATCCATCGTATGGAAAGTGAGAATACTTCCATAGATTTCTTCTTGAAGATCGTTAATTTCTTCAAGTTCTTCTTGAATAATGTCAGATTTAAAAAATTCACTCATTGATAATAGACCGTAAGATTTTTTTATATTGGAACATATCAATATTTAGAAACGGAGAATACTTCTTTAATTTCAAACTGACGGTTTCCCACACTGGATCAGTCAACTTTTTATCAAAGTTTTTTGAGAAATGGAATACTTTGTCGAAGATTGTTAAAGTTTCTAGCGATACGCTCCCGCTTAGATACTTTTTGAGTATCAGAGGGTGACCTTTGGTACAGTTGAACAAAGTCTCTAACTCGTTCTCCGATAACAATTCGTTGCTTTGCTCTTTGAATAAGTACGTCAAACTCTGTTGGCGTTTCATCCAATCGGCGTAATTTCTTTCGCCAGAATTGATAATTTCTCCAATCCATAGGTTTTGCGGGTTGTCGGTGGCAGTGAAATTAGATACTAAAAAATCTACGACTTCTTTATCAGAGTACTTGCGGGAAGTTTTTTCGAACCAGTACTTATCCTTTCGTTTGTTGAAAGAAGTTATACTGGCACGTGTCTTCGCGCCATACTTGAAGAAGTCGTATTTTGGGTTTGTGAAATGATTTTTTAGTGAGAGATAATGTTGATAAGTTTCAAAAGGACTCACGATCATAGAGGCAGTTTTGCCCTAGAAGTTCGCTTCATGAAGTTGAGGCGAGTTGCATCCCACTTCAGTCGCTCCTTCAGGGGTTTAGAAATCAGTTTCACCACTGATTCTACCTCAAGATTATTGATTTCGCAATAGTGACAGATGGCATCAATATAGTTGACATTTTCTTCTGCCACAATTTTCTCGATCTCCAGAGCAAATCTGGATGGTGTTAAGAATTTGTTTTCTATTGCTTGTTCTAGTTCTTTATTCTGTTCCATAGAGTTCCAGTTTATCTCTAACAAACTTTCCAATGTATTTGGTGAGTAGTTTGATGTACTTTGATTTGTCTCGTTCTTCATAAACGACGCATTCTCCATTTTCACATGCCATGATGATTACAAGTTTTTTGACTGAAATACCAGTCAGTTCGTACAGCATACAACCATATGCCATGCACTGTACAAAATAGTGGTCGATCCACTCTCGTGGTTTTGGTTTTTTAGAAGTCTTAAAGTCGATTATTGCTAGTTCGCCATCATATTCAGCAATACAATCAACGGTTCCAGCAATGCCTAGTTGCTTACTATATAGGGAACCTTCAAGTGCGTATATATTATTTATACGATTTAAGTCTGTTTTTGAGATTTTGAATAAGAAATCGGAAATGGGTTGTACTTTTGGGAGTTCTTCATTCTTCAAATGATGCTCCACAAGAGTGTGCATATCCGTACCACGACTTGTTGCTTTCTTCGTGATACGGTCTGCTTCCTCATTACCGACTTTCTTTCTCCAATTGATAAAGATCTCCTTATTAAAATGACTGGTCACCGAAGTAATGGAGACCAGTCGGAGAAGTTCTTCTTCATCTGGAACGGAGTAATATCTTACTCCATCAATAGTCTCCCTCTCAAGTTGAGGGAGCTCAATATCAACGTGTTTGAACATTAAAAACCTGCTTCTCGTTTAGCAATAATGTATTCTTTGACCAGTCCAGAACGGACAATATCATCAACTTCAAACTCAATCATATCAAAAGATTGCATTTTACGCAAGACATTCATAAAGTCTACGATACCATTGCGCTCGTTCGTCTTTTGTAAATCGGACTGAACAGCATCTCCACAGAAACAAATTTTGGTATTCTCACCAACACGAGTGATAATACTATCAAGTTCGTGGAAGTTGAGGTTCTGAAATTCATCAACAATCACAATCGCATTATCAAGTGTGGTGCCACGAAGGAAAGAAGTGCTCCAGAACTTGATGGTTTCTTGTGATTTCAGATTACCATAGAGCATCTCAAAGTCAGCATCAGAAGGCATCTGGAACATATACTTTACCATATTCTTATAAGGAATTTGGTAGATGTCTGCCTTATCTTCATGCGAACCAGGAAGAAAACCAATCTCTCTGGTTGCTACAAGAGAGCGTACAAGGTAGATACGCTCATATGGGGTATATTCACTTAAAACATCTCTAAGGGCATTGTAGAGCGTTATAAACGTCTTCCCTGTTCCTGCACATCCATAGGCAACTAAATGTTTTCCTTCTTTATATGAATCAAAAAGTTTTTTTTGATTTTCTGTGAGTGGATCAATTTCCACCAAATATTCAGAACTCAGAGGTTTTTTCCTCTTCATCTGCTTTGCCGTGAGTCCAACCCCAATGGGTTGTTCTGCAGATGCTCTTTTTCTTCTGGGCATGTTAGATCTTTAAGTTTTTTGCGCCTGGTGCTTTAGATGCTTTTGCAAGCACTTCATTCCATCCTGGATTTTTTGCAATCAGTTTGTCTCTCCATTCACCAACGTCAGTAGCCATCGGTGCGGTGGATGGATCGGACCAATCGCGTGTCCAGTCTGGATTATCTTCTAACCACTGATTCCAGTCGTGAATACTCATCACAACTTCTTTTTGCTCACCAGTGGTTTTATTCACTACGGGATATGTTGCCATTGTTAGAAATTCAAGATAAAGATATTTAGAC